GTAAACCAAACTGTAGCATATCCCAAGTTTCTTGGGCATTTCTCCATGCACAGAGTTCATCCGTCCATGCTGAGTAGGCTTGTGGCCCACGTAATCTCTCTGGGTCTTCAGCGGAGAAGAATACTGCTTTAGATCCGTTTTCCCATGTGAGGGTGTTATTGGTGGGACTCCATACGGGATAACCGATATGTTTACCTCTGTAGGTCTTGTCACTCTTCCAACAAACATTCAGTAACCCTGAGTCACCCTCAACCATAACCCTGCGAACATCACCTTTAGTCGGTGCAACACAGTGGACAATCTTATCGCCCTTCTTGATCCTGTGTCTGACCCATTCGGAACCAGCACGGGTCTTACCCCAGCCACGACCAGCAAGTGCAACCCAAACATTCCATATACCCTCTGGCTCTAACTGTTCAGGTCTAGCCCAAAATTCCCAGTTGTGTTGTAACTCTTCAGTCTTCTTGGGGCCTAGTTCTTCTAATAGTGCAGCTACATCAGAGTCTGGTAAGTCTCTAAGTACTTGCGCTGTTATCACGGGTCTTACCTAATAAGGTCATCAAGGAGTCTATAGCTGACTCATCTACATCGGGGTCTTCAACTTGATCCACCTCATTAACTGTAGATGTTGGACTCCATCCTCCCTTACTACGAAGAAAGAGTTCCTGGGACTTGAAGTCACCATCTAAGGCTTGCTGTACAACTACAGAACCTACAGCACCTACAATAGAAGCCTTCTCTTCAGCTATGTCCTCACCATACAGCTTATAGAAGGTAGCTGTACTTGAGGGGGCATTCTGATACTTCTGGATACTACTAAGAATATCTTTAACAGATACTCCACTACGAATACCTTCTCTAACCTTCTTAGCTATAATATTACTATATGGGAGTTTATCTTTACCAGCTGGCATAGGTACATCTCTACTATACTACTATAAGGAATCATCCTCTACCATCGGCAAGTCACATCCAGTACATAACTACATCCCTAAGTATAGGGGTCTAGGTTCACTATGGTTGACAGAGGAAGAACAGGGGAGGGTACTAAAGAGTACACATGATATACTAAGGTATATACTATATCTCTATATTACTACCATACCTACAACTATAGACCTGGCGGAATACCCTTTCATATATATATAGGCACCTAAAATGGAATTTAACAAGTAACATTTATGAAATATATTGAAACAATTCGTGAGATCTTATTAAGTCATTGTTTTCCCACAAATCTTTTTTTTTTGTGTATGCGGTCAGCCCCCTCCAGTGGAAATGTGGATACTACCGTGGGAATTTAGAATAGCAAGGGCAAAGTAAATTTCTTATGTTGTAGATATGGTGGGTAACACCCCCACCCGAAAGTATAGCCGTATAATCCGAAGGGTCCCTTGACAATACGTAGGTATAGTGGAAATATACTTAAGGATAGGTTTAATCGCATCAGAGATGCTTGACAATGCGTAAGAGTAGCCTGGGCTGTGACATTTATGCAACACTTTTGTGATTTACTGAATAAAAACAACGGTAAACAAAAATAAATATTGACAATCGGCGAGCGATTTTGCTGCACCCCTACACCACCATTGTTACATTATAACATTACAACCTTGTAACATTTCGTGAACTGATGCCAATTTAACCCCATAATATCACTACATAAAGGCACCATGCTCCCACACTCGATATTAGCGCCACTGAGTAGGGCAAAAACTTTTCCATAGTTGCACCCATTGCAGCATCATTAGCGCACTCCTGAGCCAATAACTTTAGGTTGTAGGCTCGCTGTTGTGATGCAACTTATAGGCGAAAAAATCTCCAGTTGCTATAGGACAACAAAAAACCCGCACTAAGGCGGGCTAATGTATTCTCTTATATGGGGTTGTCTATGTCATGCCGCTGCAGAATACTCTAGAGGTAAACCTAATTGATTGTTTACAACTATCGTGCCCTCTAATGGGCAGTCATGCAACTCTAGCCAAGGCTTCAAGATATATACACGCTCAAGGTTTTCTATGTGTCTTCCTTCACCATCTATACCGTTAAAACTATGCGGGTTGTAGAACCTATGGCGGGTTTTCCATAGGATAGACTTCTTACCTGTCACTAGCCAATGTCCACTATCAATAGCCTGTTCATGCGTTAGCATTGCATCAATAGGCAACTTGGCTAGTTCATCAATAGAATAAATCTCATCATCAATGCTTGATGTAAACCAAGTGTCGCCTTCATCACTCACTAAAAACCATTCATCAGAATGTTCTGAGTAAACTGTTTCATCTATGTGAGCATAATTGCCGCAAGTTGTGTGGACAATATCGCCGGAACCACTATGGCAACAGTATTCACATATTAAACCTTCACAACCTATCACTTCATTGCCGTTATGGTTTGGTTCGTATTCTTCGCAACCTTCACAATAAAAGAATTGATCATGGAAACAGTCTTCACAATAGCAACTGTCTTGTGCGTAGTGCATGTCATATTCACCTAAGCCGGTATTACAGCTCTCGCAATGATACTCATGCTCACTAATTACACCGCTAGTTGTAGTTAATTCTAAGTCACCATACTTAGATATTTTAAGCTTATCGCCTAAATCTTTTGCGCTTGAATAGTTATCAAAATACGGCGCTATAAGCTCATCCGAATTATGATTTTCGATTCTGAGTAGTTCGGCATTGATCCAACTTACCTTGTCGGGTTGCTCGCAAGCTTGCTTTCGTTTGGTTATTTCGGTTTCTAACATATCCGCTGCAAGGTTGCTATTTGTGTAGATAGGTGCATTAGCATAACGGCCGTTGCGTGTACAAATAACGGCACGTGCTAGTAATTGTTCTTGGCTGTTTTCGATCCACACAATTTCAAAATCGCCTGAACCATATATTTCAGTTGGGTGACAAATTAAATGGTCAAAAGAATAGCGCATACAACTTGCGGCCAAAGACTTGCGAGAACAACCTAGTCTAGGATCTGATGCACTAGCTTGTTTCATTGTGTAGACTTTCGCAAAGTCTTTACGATTCTTTGACGATTTAAAAACTAAACCTTGTGTTGCTAGAAAATAGGTTTCTTTAAACCATACTGCAAAAGCCTCAAAATTTATGTTTGGGTTGTCCGGTAAAATTTTACGCAATATCTTAGCGGGTTTTCCTGATGTCCTTTTGCCCTTTTCTAAGTCATCCGCTGACAAATAAACCGACATTAAGCGGTTATCTTTATCATCAGGTTTAGGCGATAGCCAAATTAAATAACTGAACGCTATTGATCTATCATCAGTTAATGGCCTTACTATATGGTCTAATTTATTAAGCAACCCACGATCAAAGTTTGTGTCATTAGTTGCTAGTGATGATTTAAATTCTTCTGTTTTGTCTTTAAAGAAACACATTGTTTTATTCCCCTATGCTAGGTTTAGTTTTCGATAGTTAAGCAAATTGCGAAAGCGATAGTTGCCGCAATTAATGTGGAAGTTGCCAAAACACCCATAGGTGAGACAAATAAAACCGGCGCAGCAAAAACACAAATTGCGATAGTTAGCATGGCACAGATCCAAGCGATAAAAGCGAATAGGTTAGTCATGTTTTATTCCTTATAATATGTTGCGTGTAAAACTAACCTAATCTTTGCATATTCTCTTTTCAATAGTTGCGAGCCATTTTGCTATTCAAGGTTGTAGACTTTATTTTATACACGTTTAAGGCGAACTGGAGATTAAATTTAGTTTAGGGGTTGAACTATACAACCGTAAGGTATAGATAGTTTAGAGGTTGAACGACACAACCTAAAAATGTTTCTGCGGTGCAGCATACACGTTACAACCTAAGGTTGTGGCGAGTGATTTTTGTAACAACAACCTATAGGCGAGGAGAATATGCCATTGTATACACAACCTAAAAGCGAGTCGTATTCAAATATTCAAATCCTGGAATGTGTTGCAAAAAAGTCACACGACCCCCCACAGTGGAAAATGACCCCCACAGTGGAAAATGACCGTAGACCCCCCTCAGTGGAAATGCGGAGCATTGAAGAAATTAAGAGCCATACCCCCTCAGTGGAAATTAGGAGCCAAGTTTTCTACGGTCTGAACTAACTTTTTTACGGTCTGAACAAATAAATTACTAACATGCGTCACAAAAGTGCCGTTAGACGTAGTATATAAGAGTAATACCCCTACAGTGGAAATTAATAATTATTTTGTAGTCACCCCTTGACCCACCGATGGAAATACCTATATGTACATTAACAGCAACAACTATGGAGATTATATGACAACAACACAAACTTATATCGAGATGTTATCTTACATGCGACCAGAGGGTGCCAAAGCTCAACGCAAGTTCTGTAACAGATTCCTACGACCTATCTTTGGCAACCCTGACAACCGTGGCAATTACATCTTACGTGTAGGTAACAACCCTACCATTGCCTTCATGTCACATCACGACACAGTTCATACTCATGGCGGCAGACAGAAAGTAGTTGTCGGCTCAGATAACTTTGTCACTACTACACAAAACTGCTTAGGCGCTGACTGTACTACAGGCATCTACATTATGATGCGTATGATAGAGGCTGGTGTAGAAGGCTTATACATCGTACATGCCGCAGAAGAAGTTGGCTGTCGTGGCTCAGGTTACATTGTGCAGCACACCCCAGAGGTAGTTGACGGTATCCAAGCCGCTATCAGTTTTGACCGCTATGGTTACAACTCAATCATTACTCACCAGTCAGGAGTTCGTACATGTTCAGAAGAGTTCGCAGACAGCATCGCAAGCATCCTAGATCTAGGCTACAGCCAAGACAGTGGCGGCTCGTACACAGACAGTAACGAGTACAGAGGTATCATCCCTGAGTGTACCAACTTATCTGTAGGTTACTTCAATCAACATGCCAAGTCAGAGCATCAAGACCTAGAGTTCATGGAGACTTTATCAGATGCTTGTATCAATGCTGATTGGTCTAAGCTTGTCATAGTTCGTGACCCAACTGACAAGGATGACTTCTGGTCAGATGCCTTCTGGTCACAAGATGACCGCTACTATCCCTATGCTGATGACATTGCTGTAGATGTCAGCTTAGAAAAAGTTATTGCGGATCACCCAAAAAGTGTAGCTTTGCTATTGCAATCCTATGGCTACGATGCTAAAGGTTTACTCACAGACTTAGGTCGCATCAGAGAAGGATACTAATATGCAGATGTTTATTGAAGTAGATAATTATGACATTGACGTTGATACACTAGAGTATGGCGTTGCAACCGTAGAAGGAGACGAGATGGGAAAATACTTTAACATTGAAGAGCAACCAATATTTAGCTTCAGTTCTTATGATGATGATGGTGAGTTAGTTGACCTACCTGATCATGTAGTTAAGAAAGCCCAAGATCTGATAGAGGATTACTATTGGGAATGGCATCAGGATTATATGTACTGATGCTGCATAAGCTAAATAAAGAAGTGTGTCATGAGTGTGAGAGCATCCATGACATGCACGACATAGATGAGTGGGGTTGCCCTAGTTGTAAGCAGGAGACCCCCTCCGATGAAAATATAGATTGGGATGAGCAAGAGTGTGCTAATTCAAGATGGAGGGAAGAGAATGATTAATGTACTTAGTTTATTTGATGGGATGTCTTGTGGTCAGATTGCACTGGAAAAAGCTGGCATAGAGGTTGATAAGTATTATGCAGCAGAGATCGATAAGTATGCAATTAAGGTAGCCAAAGCTAACTATCCTGACATGATACACTTAGGTGATGTTCGTGAGGTTAAAGCTGACAGCTTACCCAAGATTGATTTACTTATCGGTGGCTCGCCTTGTCAGGGCTTCAGCTTTGCAGGTAAGCAACTCAACTTTGATGACCCCCGTAGCAAATTGTTTTGGGAATACGTACGCTTGCTCAAGGATCTTAAACCTAAATACTTCTTGCTTGAGAACGTCAAGATGAAGAAAGAGAGCATGGATGTTATCACTGAGGCGCTAGGTGTTGAGCCTGTCTTTATCAACAGCAACTTAGTGTCAGCGCAGAACAGGCAAAGGTACTATTGGACAAACATCCCTATGGATAAACTGCCTGATGATAAGGGTGTTGTACTTGCTGACATCTTAGAGGGTGGTCATGTAGATCGTGACAAGTCGCATTGCATTGATGCTAACTACTTTAAGGGTGGCAACCTCAAGTCCTACTTTGAGAAGCATCGTAGGCAACTTGTTTTCAGTGACGATGGAATGTGTCATGTAGGTGATGCTGATCTTAAGGGTCACGACTACAACAGACGGGTGTACCATCCCGATGGAAAAGGACCAAGTTTATGTGCCAGCAGCGGTGGCAATCTTGAGCCTAAAACCTATATTAAACCCAACTCTTGGCGCAAGCTAACGCCACTAGAGTGTGAGCGTCTACAGACTGTACCTGAGGGCTACACTGATCACGTCTCTAACACTCAGCGTTACAAGATGCTAGGCAATGGCTGGACTGTAGATGTAATCAAACATATCTTTGAAGGAGTAAAGCAATAATGACCCCTGAGATGGAAATAGAGCTACGGGAACTGGGTATTCTTTTACCTACTGAGGATCAGTATGAGCAGGAGAGCGAGCTTGTACGCTACGACACTAGCTACAAGATGCCTGAGCTAGATGAATATGGAGAGCCGCCATGGTAAATAGAAAGCCTAACCCTATGGCTAAGGATCTGAGGCAACCTAAATATAAACCAAGGGTTGTCCCAGATAAAAAGAAGCCTATATTAAGTAGGAAGCGTAAACATAAGAAGGAGGTTTAAATGTATTGTGTAATTAACAGTGACAACATTATCATAGCTCTGTTCTTGTTGGAGTCAGATGCTCAAGATTTTGTGTATTGTTGTCGTGACCCCTACAGTAGAAAAGACTATAAAGTGGAATACAGAGAGGAGTATTTATATGTCAAACTCGATTGAAGTAACGTATGTAGATCACATGGGATCTGACTTATCTGTAGCTAATGCGGCAAGGGTAAGCTTTGGTAAGCGTAGCGAGATGGACACGAGTGACGTATGGGGTCCACCTAAGCTTAAGGATAAGGACGCCAAGCTTATAAAGTACTTAGCTAAGCATAAACATCTTAGCCCGTTTGGGCATTGCTTTGCCAGCTTCCACATCAAGGCACCAGTCTTTGTAGCTAGACAGTTAGTCAAGCATAAGTTCCTACGATGGAATGAAATCAGCCGTAGGTATGTTGACAGTGAGCCTGAGTTTTACGAGCCTGATGTATGGCGTGGACGTAGTGCTGATAAGAAACAAGGCTCTGAGGGTACGCTTGAGGATGTATCAACAGCAATTATATCAGGTGAAAACTACGGTGAATTAGATTGGATTGACTACAAGTATGTTGCGAGTACCACGTATCACGAATTAATATGTCAAGGTGTATGCCCAGAGCAAGCCCGTATGGTACTACCACAGAACATGATGACTGAGTGGTACTGGTCAGGTAGCTTGGATGCCTTTGCTGATATGTGTGCGTTGCGTTGTAAGCCTGATACACAAGCTGAAACAGCAGAGGTAGCGTGGGAAATTGATTGTAGCATGGTAAAATTGTTTCCTGTGTCGTGGAGAGCATTAAGAGATGAATAAACGTATACCTATGAAAGGCGGTGATGAATATGATGCCCTAAGTAAATCACGTAAGTTCCTACGATGGAAAACAGGACAGATAAAGAAGATCAAACGTGCCTATAACAAAAGGTTCCGTAAGTATAGTAAAGGAATAAACTATGAAGAGTGACATAATTAAAATAACAGAGATAGAAGAGCATGAGGATGGTAGTGCTACACTACAAGTAGAGTGTGATCCAGAAACCTTTATGGCTATCTTTGACGTAGGCTTTGTAACATTAGTAAAAGCTGGCTTAGAGAAGGAGAAAAGTGATGGGTAGGTATGTAGTGGAAATAGAGGTTGAGAAGGGAGAGTACACTTTCGTAAGGAAGGAGAACCCTTGGACGTATGACACTGAGGTATGGATCTTTAGTAGCCGTGAGGAAGCCCAGAGAGAGGTTAAGAAGTGGAATACGGGTAGAGTAGTGGAGTATCTATAATGTTGTTCTATACTGTCCTTGTATTGAGCTACACGTTAAATGGTGACTACCTACAAGCTAAGGTCATCTTCCCTAGTGCTAGGGCCTGTGGAGACGCTCTACCAACCTATTATGAGCCTGTGTATGCCCTAGATAGGAATGCCATAGGTCAATGCCTAAAGACTGAGGTTATATCAGCCTCTATCAAACCTAAGAGACGTCCCGATGGAAACGGGTGAGTTAATCCCTTACATAATAACTATGGGTATTGTTATATCTGCACTTGCAGCACTGCCCGTAGGAATTATGTTAGGTTTATATATAGCAATTAGAGATACCATGAAGTGGTGGAAAGATAAGACATGAAACCAGAAACAATTATGATGATGTGCGAGGGCTTGGCCCGTAGATATAAAAACCCTAATCACTACGAGGATCTTGTAGGTGAGGGTGTATTACAATGCTACGAGATCCTAGCTGAAGACCCCAAACCCCATCCAGCGAAATTATATCGTGAGGCTAATCGTAGGATGCACGACTACCTTAACTTAGATATATTTCCAGTCGATATACCCGCCTCTGATGTGTCACGTAGGCTAAGTAGAAATATAGATACAGAGGAATTTGGGGACCATACTTGGAGCGAAGATGGTATTAATTACCTAAGAAACATTCTTAGCTCTGAGATCATACCTTTTGATACAGCGTCTTTGTTTAACGAGACAGTCGAGGAGAACTACGAAGAAACGGACTTTTACAATAAACTAAATGAACAGATAGAGTTGATCTTCAATGATGACGATAGGCTTCTGCTGCACATGAAGTTTGTAGAGAACATGACTCAATCAGATATGGGTGACTTCTTTGGTATATCTCAGCAAGGAATAGATCAAAGAGAGAAAAAGCTATTTGCTCAACTGAGAAAGATAGTTACAAATTTGCAACAGATACAAAAACTTTAGTTGTCTTATTTGTTAAATTCAAAAGTAGGTGCCTATAGTATTATGTCCCCCTTTCGTTAAGGCCGATTGTTGTAGGTATGGTAGTAATAATAAGGAGTAAGTATGAATACAGATGTACATGATAACGTGAGAGATCAACCGTGTCCCTATGTGGACTGTGGTTCATCAGATGCTTTTAACTATAACACTAGAGGCTTTGGTAAGTGCTTCTCTTGTGGGAGTAGTTATCCTTCTAGGAAGGCAACCTTTGATTGGGCTAATGACAAGTACCCCGTCAGTGGAAATACGACCTCAGAGAGCTTAAGAGAGGCTCAGGATGGTGGTAGTTATACAGCTATGCGAGGTATATCAGAACGCACTATGGAGCAGTATGACGTTCTTACATATCCTAACGGTACTCAAAACTACGTGTACCCCAGCGGGGGAATAAAAACCAGGAATCTTAGGGAGAAGGATTTCTATGCAAGCAAAGGGTTTAAGACTGACGAATTGTTCGGTATGAACTTCTTTACTGCTGGCTGCTCTAATGTCTTAACGATAACAGAGGGTGAGGTAGATGCCATGTCTGCTTACCAGATGTTAAGCTCTAGGGATACTTACCTCAATCCTGTAGTCTCTCTACCATCAGCTACCCCCTCCAAGGCACTTTGGGAGAAGTGTAAGCCTTACCTAGATAGCTTCCAGAAGATTATCTTGTCTGTAGATAATGATGAGGCTGGCAACGGTATTGCCGCAAAGATCGCTAAGATGTTTCCTAACAAGGTGTATCGTGTCTCTCACAATAAGTATAAGGACGCTAATGACTTCTTGACCGCTGGTGCAACAACAGAGTTTAAGAATGCTTGGTTCAACTCCTCTAAGTATGTACCTGACAATATCTTCAATACTACTGAGCAGTTCCTTAACTTGTACCATGACACTCCAGAACACCAGTACGTTCCTACAGGTATTGAGGCTTTAGATGAGAAAATCTTAGGTCTCATGCAAGGTCACTTCACAGTTATCAAGGCACCTACAGGCATAGGTAAGACAGAGGTAATGCGGTACTTAGAATATAACATGCTCAAGCGTAAGGTTCCTATTGCTACATGGCACCTAGAGGAAACTAAGTTACGTTCTTTGCTTGGGCTTGTGTCTTATGAAGCTA